AAATAAGTAATAGCAATAGCTGTAATTGGTTCGTTTGCTTCATAAGGATCTGGAAACCCATTTTCTGAACCAACCTCAATATCAATTACTCCAATTGATACTTTATCAAAATCATAATCTACCATACCACGATGTTCGTCAGCAATAAATGCATACTCATACCTAGTTTGGCCATAAATTTTTGTTGCATTAGAAACTCCATCAAATTGTTTGATGAATTCTCTAGCTCTCTTTATGTCAGGTAATATTTTTTGGTCGAGGTATTCACCTTCCAGATTGGTAAAATTAGTTACCCGTTTGGAAGGCAAAAAAAGTGAAGGTGAATAATCAATTCTTTCCTTCACTCTCTTACCGTTTTTTATTCCTCGATAAAGAATATAATTACTAAAACTTTGTACGCTTGTATAAAAATTATTACTCAAATTAACCTACGATTAGTTGTTTATTAGGAAGAACAAGACCAGCACCAACAAATGGAAGTTGACTGTAATTATCTAAAAAATCTTGTGCTGGAATATAGGAGTATACTACATTCTTCTTGGAAAAAGCAATAGTTTGATTCTTTTTTTGTTCAGAATGTAATGGAAATGGAGAAAAACCAACATTTGGTTGACCATCTTTACCACGAACAATAGCAATTCCGACAGGATTACAGAGAACAAACTCGGTTTCCGATTCGGATTCAATTTCACCTAAAACTTCTTCACCGGTAATTAATTTTAATAATTTAACATTCATGTAATATTCCTTTTATAATTGGTTGACATAAATAGATATGTAGTTGATATGAAATTATACATCATAATTTTTATATTGTCAAGCTGATATTTGGTATTCTTCATTATTCTCCTTAAAACAAAACATACAAAAAAGGATGATAGGGGGAAACCTTTATCAAAAATAAATGCAAAAAAATATTGCTCGTTTATTAATGAGTAAAACACTTGCTATTGTAACAGCATTAAGCTTTACTGGCGATGTTTTTTCTCAAGCTATTGTAACACAATCTTCATCCGATAGTACCTCTTATTCTAAGAGTGACACCACAGTACATACTCCACCTCCAACTGCAATTGCACCTACAATTACGTCCATCAATAATGATGTTTGTGCCGTTGGTTCTTCTGGTGCTGTACAAACTCAAATTCTAGGTATGTCTTTTGGTACTGTTACAAGAGATATGAATTGTGAAAGACTCAAATTAGCCAAAAACTTATATGACATGGGTATGAAAGTTGCAGCAATATCTACATTATGTCAAGATGGAAGAGTATTTGAAGCTATGATGAATGCTGGAACTCCTTGTCCTGTAGACGGTAAAATTGGCCAAGAAGCTAAAATTACTTGGGAAGAAAATCCAGGACGTCAACCTAAAAAATGAAAAATACTTTAGCAACAATTATAGTTGTTTGCTTTGTTAGTTTTTGTTCTTTGGGTAAAGCACAAGTAACATTTAATAATGGAGCATACCAATTAACTCCAGTTAATAACGGTACAGGATCTATTGTTTCTATACCTATTGGAATTTCTGGTTTATCTATTTCAGTTGCTACTGGTTCTGCCGCATTACCTTTACAATATGTAAATAACAATCCATTAGCAACACAATTACATTTAGGTGATGATACTTCAGCTAATGTTCCAATTGGATTTAATTTTCCTTATTGGGGACAAACATTTAGTAACTCTTGGATGTATTCTAACGGATTATTAAGTTTTACTACAGGAAATATTCCTGGTGCTGGTTGTTGTGGTGGACAAAATTTGGCCACTTTAGCTTCACAAAGAAATACAACATACAATTACATGATTGCTCCATTATGGACAGATTTAATTGATACTGCTAATAATGCTACGTGGGTATTGAAAAATTCTAACTCCATAACATATGGTTGGTATAATACTAGAGAATATGGTACTAGTAACCAAAGTAGTTTTGAAATTAATTTAAATTATTCAGGCGCAATGAGTGTTAAATTTGGTTCTGCTTTTGTTAGTTCGGGACATACCGTTACTTCTGGTATGACAGGAGATTTATCTAAAGGGCAGTATTTTCAATACTATTATGGCCAAGGGTTTGGCATACCCACAAGTAATCCAGTATCTTGGGGAACAAGTGGTTCTTTTGACCAATGTATTTCAAATCCACTTTCTTCACAATCTTGTTCAGGTTATCAAGCAGCCTATACATCTCAACAATGTTCTATTAATGCTTTATATGATCCTTCTTGTCCTGGTTATACTGCCGCTAATTTTACATATCAATGTTCTATTAATCCATTGTATGATGTAAATTGTTCTGGTTATCAACAAGCATACCACAATCAACAATGTAGTTTAAATCCTTTATACGCTACGGATTGTATAGGTTATGCTCAGGCATATTTTAATCAACAATGTAGTTTAAATCCATTGTATAGTTCTAATTGTCCAGGTTATCAACAAGCATATTTTAATCAGCAATGCCAGTCTAATGGCTTATATTCAACACAATGTCCTAATTATGGAACAGCATACGCCACACAACAGGCATTACAACAATCACAACCATCAACAACTAGAACCACTACCGTAATATCAACACAATCCACATCAGCACCTCCAGTTGCGGGTACTGTAAGTTCAACAGGCACGGTTTCTAATCCAACACAAGTTCCTGTCGTTTCGGATCCTGTGGTGAATAATATTATAACAACAAATAATACACCAACCACCGCATCAACAACTACTATAACACCAACAAATCCTGTAACTACAACAGTTTCTTCCACAACTTCACCTTCAACAAGTGCACCAACAAGTAATCAATCAACAACAACAGCGGAAGCACCAAAAAGTAATTCTACACCACCAACTAAAGCACAAGTTGCAGCAGCTGCTAAAGTTGCAGCATCAAATGTAGAAAGTAATAAGAGTATGGAAGAACAAATAAAGGTTCAAGGTGTAGTTGTTGGTGCCATGAGTTATGTACCAGGTTTTGATGCTTATAAAATTGTATTACCAGATTCTCCTTTTTATAAGCCATTTACTGTTTATAATAATCAAGTGAATGTGGATAATAGAAGAGCTAGTCGTGCTTTATTTGGAGCAACAGATTTAACACATGAAGAAATGCTTAAACAACAATACAAATAGGAAAGTAAAATGTCAGAAAATAAAGACTTAAATAAAGAAGTAGAAAAAATTGAAAAATTGGTAAGTAAAGATGCTGTAATTTCTATTGCAGGATATAGTTTTACGCCTGCAAAATTAATGGTTATAGCAACTATTATTTCTTCTACACTTGGTGGACTTTATGGTGCTTTTGAAGTGTATAAATCTTATCAAGATATGCAAAAGAAAATTGCTAACTATGTAACACCAGATTTAACTGAATTTGATAAACGATTATCTGTGATTGAACAGAATAGTCAAAAAGAATTAGATTATGTTAATAACATTAAGAATGACTTGAAGTCGGATATTCGTAGACAAGGAGACCAAGTTGACCAAGTTGAACGTAGTGCCAAACAATCTCAAAGAGAAACTGACCAAGCTATTCGTGATGTTCGTAATGAAACTAGAACAACACAAAAAGAAGTAGAAAATAAAATTGCAACAGTACAAAAAGAAGTAGATAGTAAACTTGTAAATCTACAAAAAGATGTAGAACACAAGATACAAAAGGCAATGGACAATCCACTATCGGGGAAATAAATGTTAATAACTTACTTTTTAATAGGTTTTGTATCAGCCTTCGGTTTCTTTGGTGCACAAAAGGTAGTAGATGGTGTATCTCCACCAAAAATTCAAACTGTGATTTGTATTCCTGAGCAATCTATTAATACAAAAGAATAAATTTAGGTTGAGGTATTATCTGCCTCTTCCTGATTTTCTCATTACAGTAATTTTTGGAGCTACAGGTTTACTTGCTGATTTATTAGGAATATTAGGAACTTTTTTTGTACTTGGTGCTTTTGGTTTTACAGGTTTAATTGAATTCATGATATCTCCAAAATTGGTTGCGGAGGAAGGAATCGAACCTACGGCCCCTGGATTATGAGTCCAATGCTCTACCTCTGAGCTACTCCGCTATAGATTAATATATAGGCATTGTTGAGAATACTATTTGAATACTCTCAACAATGCCTTCTGTCCCTAAACAGAAAACAATGTGTCTTGCTAATGTTGGACGACAGTCCTCAGGTCTAAATGAGGATACTTTGACACGACCATTCGTCATTGTATTTTTCGCTGATTTGGGCATAACTTAATAGGGATAATAAGTCATAGGCCTAGCACCTCTGTTTTGGTTACTACTTGTAAAACAATATGCTCCACAGGCTGGACTCGAACCAGCAAGACCTAAGGAAGACGCATTAACAGTGCGTTGCAGTACCGATTATGCTTACTGTGGAGCATATTGTTCTATCATAATTAATTAAGTTTTGTGAGCGGAATATCAGAATCGAACTGATAACTACAACTTGGAAGGATGTCGTTTTACCATTAAACCAATCCCGCATGGTGTATAATTTATCAACTCTCACCTCGATAAACCTAACGACTCCACCTGCCGAATTACCGTAACGAGGCATTAACACGAACTTCATTGACGGAAGTTAATCGCACAGATGCTTTTTTCTCATGCCTGTGATACGAGGAGTTTGGAGCGGTGTCTTTGAGTTGCACAAAGATAATTAAGAGGGAATCTCAATTTGTTCTCCAACCCACCGCAAATTCTTAAGAAAGTGTTTTGATATAGTTTGTGTGCTGCAGGCACGTGCCTACTGTTCTTCGGCATTTTTACAAACCTTAACCAATACTCTGATGTTCATAGCTCAATTGGTATTGCATCACATCAGGTCAAAACACTTACTTAAAAATCCCGCTTACCGGTTACGGGGTCATCATACCAGATTACTCGGTTCTATGACGGTTTATGCCTTCTGTTTCTCAACAGTAGATACTAGTATAACATTATATATATCACAAGTCAAGCAATATATACGGTATATTTTGGTGGTCCCCCAGAGAATCGAACTCCTCTTCTCAGGATGAAAACCTGATGTCCTAACCGATAGACGAACCGAGTATAAAAACTACACAAATTGTTAAAGAGCGTTACTACTTAATATACAACCATTATACATGAACCACCGAAAAACACAAGCACTATTTACATACTGTTGTTTTTCTACAACACATACTGGAGGTGAAGGTGAGATTTGAACTCACGAATAAACAGCTTTGCAGGCTGCCGCATTAGACCACTCTGCCACTTCACCACAACTGGCGGAGAATATAGGATTCGAACCTATGAAGGTATTCCTACCTTTGCGGTTTAGCAAACCGCTGTCATCAGCCACTCGACCAATTCTCCATTTTAAAATACACTCAAAGAATATACTTTAAGATGGCGGAAGAAGGATAGAATCGAACTCCAACCGCTTTCGCAGTCCATCCGCTTTCAAGGCGGTGGCAGGCCCAGCCTGCTTCATCTTCCATTGGTAGGGGTTAAAAGAATCGAACTTTTAATGACAGGATCAAAACCCGTAGTTATACCATTTAACTAAACCCCAATAGAACTATACAAATTTTTAAAGAACAAAAAACAAAAAACCCTAGTCTAATCAACTAGGGTTTGTGAATTATTAGGTACTATCTTTAATCTATACACAAACCCCGAAACCATGGTCAAAGCCAATCGCTTCCCAATTACTTGAGCGATATGACGGCTGCATGGACGTTGATTTGAGACAGAATAACACGATAATTTCCTTGTTTAATTTAACTAATACATCTATTATATACTTATATAGGCGCTTTGTCAAGCACTTTATAACTTTTTTTATAATTTTTTTGTTGTTTTTTTACAACAATTAGGTATAATATTTCCAACCAAGAGGTACTTCTTCTATTGGGGAATCTGGATTATCTATACCTTCAAATACTTCCCATAAATTTTCTTGTATTACAAATTTTCTAAACAATCCAGTTTCAATACCATAAGCTTCTATTTCCCATGGTTGACGCCAATAATCTTCAAAATTTCCGTTAATTGGAATACCTTTCCATCTAGTGAGAGTATCATTTGTTTCACCATAAGCATATTGTTTGATGTGAACCATTTCATGAGCTAATGATTTTAATATATTACGAGCACCAATTTTAGGATTCATTTCAATTAAAAAATCTCTAGCTTTACCGGTATCAGTTCTTTCTTCAACTGAGGCATAACCATAAACTTCTCCAATATCTTTAGAAAACTTCACCTTTAAGTTTATATTTTCTGACATTTTGGAACTAATGAGTTCATGTGCGTAAAATAGAATAGCTCTTTTGACGTAAGGACGAAAACGCTCTTTATCGGGACAACCAACTATACTTAACTTCATTAGGTCTCTCCTTTAGTAAATTGACCCAATAATTGGCATGATACCGTTCTTACTCACTCAGCTCTATTTATGACCTGTATCTTTTTATTAACTCTTGTAAATCTGTTACGCTAGGTTCGGAACATAAATCAGTTGTCAATTCTCTAATGGAATTTACAGGTAAATCCCACCATCTTAATTGTAATAGTAAGTTTCTAACTTCAGATTCAAAACGATATTTAATATGCCTTGCTGGGTTTCCTCCTACTACTTCATAAGCATCAACATTTTTTGTTACATGAGAATTGGCAACTATGACTGCACCATCACCAATAGTAATTCCTGACATAATAGTAACAAAATTACCAAGCCAAACGTCATTACCAATAACTACATCACCTTTTGTTGCTGGATGTCCTTGAATATTTTGGCCTCCTAATTCATTTTGGTGAATGTGTCCAAAAGGATAAGTGCTAATCCAATCAATTCTATGATTTCCTCCTAGGAAAACTTGAATATTACCACCAATAGAACAAAATTTACCAATTTTTAATTTAGTACCTTCATTCCAAGTATGTAGATTAATATTATGTGCACCATAAGTAAATTCACCAACTTCTTTCATTATGCTTTCCTTCTTAAAAATCTAGGTTTAATTCTTTCTGGTTTAAAGAATTGATTAATTGCATCAATTACTTTATTTTCATCAAAATTTTTACAACTGAAAATATCCATATAAAGGTCACCAGAATTATCTAAAAAATGGCCCATAATATTGGATGTTTCAATTAATTGAATAACTGTCCATCCTGCTTTTTCTGTACCTTCAGCAAAATGCACTAATTGTGGTTCTCCATAAGGAACCATATCTATTAAATTTACCAATTCTTTAGTAAAGTGTTTAATATATTCCGGATCGGTAGCCCGATTAATTTCACAAGCTTTTACGTCCAGCATTAAGTGGTAACCCCAATACATAATTATCCTAATCTGTTTTAATATTGAGATGATATTTAGTTAGTTTATCTTTGAGCATATCAGGTATAGTCAAATATGGCCATTCTAGATAAAATGGACAACCATCTTCACCCCATTTTTTATACAAGAAGAATTTTCTAGCAACTTCAATGTCGTGTTTAGAGTATTCAAATTTCCTTTTATAAGGAACAAACATGGTTTCCAATTTATTACTCATAATATATTATCCTTTATCACATAACACCATAAGTATAACACAAAAAAAGAGGACTGTCAAGCCCTCTTTTTATTATTTGCCAGATGGGTAGTTTAAATCTTGCCACTCATCATCGGTTACAGGCCACCAATTATTCATCTTTGGCTTTTATGGTAATTTTCTTTACCATATCTTGTGCTTTAACCATATTCTCCAACCAAACCTTCAACATACCATTTACTAATTCAGCATCTTTAATTTCTACTTTATCGGACAATGTGAAATGTCGTATAAAATTCCTCTGTGCAATACCTTTGTAGTAATATTCTACTCCAGCGTCACCGGCGTTTTTTGATTTACCTTCAATAACTAATTTGTTACCTTCTAATGTAACATCAATATCTTGTTTTGTATATCCGGCTACTGCCATTTCAATAACAAATTTATTGTCACCAACTTTTTTGATGTCGTATGGAGGAAAAGAACCTGCGTTTAATATAGAGGTATTTTGAATATCATCAAGTTGTTTCATAATATCTTCAAAGCCAATTGAAAATGGGTCAAACGATTTGTGGAATTGTTCCATAGATGGAAAGAATGTGCTTTTCATAGATTTCTCCTTAATTAAGCGAGTTAATAAAAATTGCGGCCTCATTGAGCACCGCACCATTAGTATACTAGTATTTATACTAGTTTGTCAATAGTTATTTGGTATTTTTAACCAAATCTGGTATCTTTTGGTTTATTACGAGCATCACTAGGGTCGTAACCATCATCACCACTTTTATGGTGTTTTAGTGTTTGATGAACCCATTCTGTAGGAATATTTAATTTTTTAGCAATATGGTGTGGTTTCATACCAGAAGTTGCATGATGAATAATTTTATCATCCATTTTATCTTCAGAAATTTGATGCTCGGCCATAAATTGTTTGAATGTTTTCATTATTACATATCCAAATCAAGAGCGCTTTGTATTGACATTTTTTTCTCCTGTTTCTAACTATTCATATCTATTTATATTAATAAGTAGCTTTCTTAGACCCAATATTGTATTTCGGAACTAATTCCCATTCGTCTTTTTCTTTATGGGATAGTATCTTAATTTGCGATAAAAAGATTGGTGCCGGTTGTTCAATCTGATTGGTATTTACCACTTTAACTAAACCCCAATCTTGTAGAAGTTTAGCAATAGCATTTCTACGAGATAAATCGTTTTCGGATATATCGGTAGGTTTACCATCTAATGCAAACAACTCTTTGAAATGAACTATTGCGTAATGACCTCTTTTATGAAGTATGTGGCAAGATTGGTATAAAATTCTGTCTTTTTTAGATGCTACACCAATTCGTGTTAGTGTTTCTCTAATTTTTAGAAAATCATCTTTTTCTTTTAATATAACCTCAACACCATATCCTAAAAAAATATCTACATCACTCATTTATTATCCTTATTATTTTGGTGAAATATTCTTTTGTTCAAATTATTTTTCCATGGCAACATTTGTAGATTTGATTTTGAAGCACAATCTTCAATAGAAACGCCAGAATAAAAACATTCCGAAACACCTTTTATGTGGTCTAATTGATAACCACCATCAACCCCACATAAAGTTCTTGGGTAATTATTAGGATTGATTTCATTGGTATATTTAGAATATTCAATTTCTGTCAGCCACCGAACTTTTCTACAATATTTTTTATATTCATTTGTTTTATATTTTCTTTTAATATCAAATTTTTTAAGCCATGCATTTAATGATGATTTGTTTTTTATATCTAATAATTTAATTATATCGTCATTACTATATCTAGCATCTACCAATTCTTGCAAAGTTTTAGCATCAAGATTGTATTTTCTATTATTACCACCACCTTGAATTCGTCTTGTTAATCCAAAATGGTCTATCCATTTTCTAATTCTTAATTTATTACAACTATAATAATCAGCTAATTCTTGTTGAGTCATATTTTTATAAAGCGCAGAAAATTCTTTCTTGTCAGGATATTGTTTATATTTAATTTTATTTGTCATATTTAAACCTTTATAGTATATTTATATTTAAAATAAATGTACTTTTTAAAGAACTATTTTTTAACGCCACCTTTATCCGTTTTAATTTTAATTTCTTCAATCTGTTTATCTGTCAATAATGACAAAGCCTCTTTAGCTTTTTGATTGGAATAACCAAAATATTCTTTAATATATTCCAAATCTTTATCAGTAGTTGATTTTTGCCAAGGTTGAAATTTTCGTTTCATTGGCCGAATAGAGTTGAGAAGATATTGATATTGAAGGTCTTTATCCAGTCCTGGATATCGATTCAACTCATTGACATACAATACACAATCCAAATGATAAGATAAGGCACGATTAACAACAAAAGGAGTATAATCTTTGATGTCCAATTCATCATGTAAAA